GACTTTTAATCAATTGGTCGGGCGTTCGAATCGCCCACGACCCACCATATATAAGGCCTCCAGCAATGGGGGCTTTTTTATTGTCTAAGAAAATGAAATTGTCTAACATTTTGAGCACTATTTAGCCTTTTTAGTGATTGGAGAAACGACTTTTTCTTTGCGTCGATAAACCCTTTCTGTGAATTCTATCGATGAATGTTGCAGTAATTCTTGAGCATGTTTTGCGTCTGTATCGCTCGCCGTTTTAGCCCGTATATCGTTCTCATTAAACCGCACATTACCAGCCTCAACAAACTGCCTCATTCGTCTTTGCCAAACGGAGTCGAAGCCAGATGTTTTACCTTTTTCAGAAACGTAGCATTTACCTGTTCGCGTAGAAAATAGATAAATCGATCCAATCTTTCGCTTTATCGACATAACCTTGTCAACAGCTTCGCGTAATTCTAGTGTCCAGCTAATCGTTAATTTCTTTTTGGTTTTTCCAGCTTTTACTTTGATACCGACGTCATTAAAGTCTGAGACCTTAATTCTCAATACATCTGATTTTCTCAAACCTAACAAATATTTAACAGACAGATAGGATTGAAGAAATTCTCCGGCAAAATCATTATAAAAAATGGCAAATTCTTCGTCCGTGACATATCGATCGCGTGCCTTTTCGGTATTACGCTCTATTTTCTTATCGACGCAAGGATTGTATTCAATTGCACCCCATCGGATCGCCTTAGTAAATACGTGCGAGAGAAGGGCTATTTCGCGATTAGCTGCGACCGGTGTTTTACTTCGAATATCCATATACTGATAAATATGAATTGGTTTAACGCCCATTGGTGACATCTTACCGAAGAAAGCTCGTAACTTTTGTATTTGTATTTGATTATTGCGATAGGTGGCGGCAGCTTTTGCAGGGGCCACTTCTGCCATATAACGGTCAAACAATTTTTCCATAACTCTATACGAGCGTTCGTAGTCGCCTAATAACTTCGCCCATTCTTGATAGGCTTCTGCTTCATTAGAGCCAAGCCGATACCAAGACTTACCTTCAAATCTTGCTCGCTCTCCGGGGGGCACAACATAATAGAATGCGCCGTGCTTTTGCGTCCACCGTGCTGGGTATTTTTTAGCCATTAACTATCTTCCGTAACGCCTCAAAATCGGGCGTTTCATTTTTTACGGTTTGCGTAACAACCCCGCCTAATACTCGCTCGACATGTGAGCGAAGGACACAAGGGAATCCATCACACCGAACACTAAACTTATAACCACTTTCAATGAGCCATTGCTTTTGATGTGCCTTGTAAGTGTAGCCCGTCAATTCTTTGATTTCATCTCGACTTAAAAACATTAGCATTCACCAAACATATCAATTTGTTTACTGTCGCCTAGCAATGAATGTATCTCAAACCATCGCTTTCGACCCATATCTTTATCACTGGCCCGATAGCCAATATCTCTTCGCCAAATGAAATCATCGCCCGGTAGAGAATAACCCGCTTGAATACGAGCAACAAACTCATCGAGTGACATTTTACTGGCTGCGACAATTGACCGATTCATCTTGATCACCATTCACGAAGATTTAAAATTAGTTGCCGGGTTCGCACCGGCATCTTGCTTTCAACCACCAGTGCAAGTACTGGCTCACAGGTCAATAACATTAACCTAGGCATTCTCATATTCCAGCTAACTCATACTTACGACCTATTTGCATTAATGAGCCGTCGTCTAATAACTGCTGAAATATCTCTTTTGCTTTAGGGTGGCGGATACCCGCCTTTTCCATGACCTTAGTCATCACCGGATAATCCCCATAAATACCCGATGCAATATCCTGTTTAATTCGGTTAGGATCTTTTGATTTACTAGCATTACTTTTCATTATTTCACCCGAAATAACGCGTAATGGGTTTATTGCGTTGGAATTAATCAGCATCAGGCAAGCAATACCGCAAATGTCGATCGCAACTGCTAGAACGACATACACCCAAAAGCGAACGGCCTTATCATTACTATCAAACAGTTTGGCCAATGATCGGAAAATGGAATGAATACCACTATCTGGTATAACGTTAATACTAGAAAGGATGTTTACGGCCTGCGTCCTTGTCGACCTTAGCTTGGCCAACTTATCGCCTTGGGACAAAGCTCTCGCCCTATAACCGTTCTTGACGTCCTCTTTGATTAACGCTTGGAGAGTTTTGATCTCAACGTTAATACTTTCAATATTCGACCTTTCTGATTGATAAATCTCCGAACTGATACGCGCTTGGCTCAAATTATTGATAGCGCCCGTTTCTAATAATGAGACGGTTGCTGTAATAGATAATAATAAGAGCGCAAACGCGATCGAGTACAACCCTGCAGATAGGATACCTTTCAGTTTTGCGGCCATTGGAAAGAACGCAAACTTACACAATTCTAAGCCGAGCGCGAAGCCACCAAACAAAACCTTGGCTTCTACCGTATTTTGTTCAGAAACCCACAATAGGACTGAGCAGAACGCCGACAAAGCGCAAAGTAGGATGGTGGCGGTATAAAGAGCAGACTTCATTGGGCTTTTGCTCTAACCGACAAATCAAACGCCTTGTTCGCGTCTGCCCAAGGATCTGTTTTGCTGGTGAGTTCAATGGTTTTAGGTCTTGGGCCACGTATTTTATTCTCTTTTTGGTACTCTTCGACGAGGTGAAGGTACTTATTTACATTTTTCGCAAGCCAATACTTTTTCACATTGCGAGCAGCCTTATGATTGGTAGGGTAGGGCAAAATACCTTCCCGCATGTAGTTGTGAACAGTGGCCGGCTTAATTCCGCAAAGCTCAGCGACATCCTCCAAATAGATTACCTTTTCCATGCTATGCCGTTTTCCTAGTAAAAATAGATTTTAATATCTCGCGATTAACGTTATCAGCCATATCTTGGCGAGCCTGAGCGACTTTCAGCCCTTCTTTAGTCGCCTTAGTCAATGTGTAGTTATGTTCAGTTACCAGCAATTCCGCATAGTCAGCGCCCTCTTGGGCGTATTTGCTCGCAATACCGTGAGCCAAACAATTATCAAAAATAAACTCTTTAATCTGGGTGGCGTTCATTTTGTTTACCTCGGAAGTTTTCTAAAATGGAAAAAACTTATATAGATACATTTATATTGTTCCTGCCAATATATCGCTTATAATATTGGTGCGTTTGTCATCCATATACAGAGTTTAGCAAAACGCTAAACTTTGGTCAATATCAAAACGCTAAACTGTATTGATGTAAAAACACATTGGTGCTATATTCGATTTTTAATTGTGACGTGATTATAAAAAGGAGACTAAATATGAAACCTTTCATTTGTTCAATGGGTGGGGGTCAGGAACCGCCAGACCCAACTCCAGAACCAGATCCATCTGAAAACAACAGCAAACTAAAAGATTAGAAATGTGGAGTGAGGTAATGGAATGGATCGATTACGGCTGGCTTTTGTCTGCCGTATTGATCTTTTGCCTCGCGCTTATAGATAGATTTCATTTAGTAACTGCGTCCAGCGTTTGTTTACTTTTTATTGTTAGTATTGCCTCACAGCCTTACCTTTTTTATCATGAGTATCAGTCCTATATTTTCTATCCCGTCGTTGGAGCACTGCATGCGGTAACTGCTTTTGTTATCTATTCTTATCAAAAAGAAGTCATAAAGAGCGAGATGTACTTGATTTACGCACTACTTGGAGTGGTGGCACTTGCAACCGCACGTTATATCGATGCTTGGTATATTCAAGATTATAAAATGGGATTCTATCGTCAAGGAATGATATTATTAAACGCGGGAATTATAGGAGCTTGCTTTTACCCTCACAAGAAAACAATTAATAGAAAAGATCTAAAAAGAGGAATTAATGGAGTTTTTGGGATTATTAACTTTAATCGGCTCTTTAACGCTGATTTTCGTCGTAGCAATAAGAACAAGAAAAATAATAAATAGCGTCCAAAATATATATTTGGCGAACGTTGAGACTGTCGATTTTGAAGAAAAAAGGAAAAGTGACCGGAATAAGGATACGGCCATTAACCGTTTTATGTCTATTGATTGTACTCAAAACCCTGATGATGTCGTTCTTTCTCTAATAACCGCACAGTTTGAGGCGGAAGAGCTTCTTGATTAACTACCCAACCTTTGTTTTTTTATCTATGTCGTTTCTGGATCTAGCCGGAGGGAAATAATCGGGATGGTTCGAGGTGAATATGTGAAAGCGCCTCCACCAAACACTCAATGACGAGCTTTTAAGGAAACTATCATCCATGGCCTCGATGGCCCACCTTTCCAACATCATATCATAGCAGGTATTCTTTAATGTCTTGTACGCCATTAAATCTATTGGTTTAGAATGAGAATTAAGTGTTACATTTAAATCTAGCGCTCCACCTTTCTTGGCATTACGTAAAAAAATATTCTTCCATACGTTCTTGAATTTCATTTGGTGATCCCTGATTAGCATAGTCAAAAAACTAAATAAAAATATCACCAAATGAGATAAAAGCATATAAAATTAATGTTGCTTATTGTTAAATTGAACTATCTCATTGTTTCTGCAAGCTTTACTGCTTGTATTAAATTATTGCTTCCGCTTAGATTGACATCCGTATACCCTTTTTTTCCATAAAATCTAATTGTGATTTTTGACGCATCTGCTTCAGCTATTCTTCTAGCTGTTGATATTTTAACCATTCTAGAAACTTTTTCTATTTGTTCATGGTCGCTGGCGACGTCGTTATACTTACCAACAATTCGATCAACTTGGCCGTCAATCTTCACTACCATTTCTTTATTTATGAAAATTTCGGCATACTCATCAAAGTGCCACGAACCATATAAAAACACGTCAAAAACAGTTATCTCGATTTCTTCCCATCCACTTACCCAAGTAAACTCTATTTTTCTATTCTCGTTTCCTGACATAGCCGTAAGAAAACTGTTGCCGTCATTCGCCGTTACTTCTATTCTATCTTTTAGATCGTCGTAATTGCAGGTAATACCTTTACACAGTCTCTTCAAGGTTTCCTGTTCAACGCCCGTTTGGGTGGCGGCCTTATCATAATCAATATTTCCACCGCAGCCGACAAAAGCAATCGACAAAAACAACGCAATTATTATTTTATTCATCTTAACTATCTCCGTATGTTCCATGTTTAAAATTTGACCAGCAAATAATACCAGATAGCGGGTGGCGGTCAATGGACAATCTCCTACAAGGATTAGAGACATTTCTTAGATACAGAGAACCAATAAGATAATAGAATGTGTTTTCTTAGCTGGATGCTAGCCAAAGGCAGCAGGATGTTAGAGAATAGGGCGCTTCGGCGTCCTTTTTTACAGGCAATAAAAACCCGCCGAGGCGGGTTAATTCGAAAACATGTAGTGTTTCGTTAGTTATGCCGTTTTACGTTCTTCGCCTTCTAGTTGACTTTCCTGATCAAGCTTTTCTAATTCAGCCATTTCGTGCAAACGTTCTGCTATTATTTGGTTCCCTATTGTTTTTAGCTCTCCATCAACCCATCTTTGCAAGATTATTTTCATTAATGGTTGGTATCCTAATTTGTGTATTTTTGCAAATGACTTTAAATGTTCAATTAAAGTTTTTTGTAATCGAATAGAAATCATTTGAAGGCCTAAAGCTTCATTATAATCAGTTTCGCTTAAATCAGCCTTTTCGACAAACTCATCTTCTCGCCCTAATTCGCCTGATTCCCAAGCTTCTGACGTGCTTTCTATTTTGTCATTCATAGCTTTCTCCAGTTCTTGTTTTATGTTTAAGCATGTCTTTCGTAAATTCCTATTTCTGTCTCGTTTGGTTCAAACGCTGATTTTATTACTGCGCCATCTTTCATTTTCATCCAAGCTATTTTTAGCTTTCTCTCCCTGTCGGTTTCAGAAATAAACCACATCGTCTTCGGGTTAGTTTTGTGGTCAGCTCTATTATCTAAGAGCTGCCCTTTACCTTTTGGCTTATTTACAAAGCATTCTTTAATTTCATCTTCCGTTACGTTATGTTTGTCTTTTAATTTCGTTCTAACGCTAGAAGATATTATTAAGTTTATTTCAATCATTAAATGTTTATGCTATCCGGCTGTTAATGCGCAATTTCTGAATTGTATATACAAAATATAGTATCTACGTAGGGAAAATCAAGTATTTTTAAGATATATACAGCCTTTTTTATGTGTAAAATGATGGAGAAAATCTACAACATATTGTTTTATAAGGCTTTTGTTCAATTGGCAGCTATTTGTTAGAAATTGTAAGGATGCGTATTATGTATATACTAAATTTAAAAGCAAGCGTTATTCGTGTTTTAGCTTAATAAATGGCGAAAATGGTGCGTAGGTCTACAATTGGTTGCTAATTTTGAACTTTAGGAGATAATTTTTTAGATTCGGAGTTTATTTTCCCAGAATTAATATACTCATTGAAAATATCATTTAGAACAGTTGCGTATATCGATCTTTCTTCTTCATCATTCATTTTTACGCCAGGCTCTCCAATTACTTTTTGCATAATATCTCTAGCTTCCAAACTTGCCGCGACCATGAATTCTTTTTCTGACCCAACAGGCCCTCTAGGCGTTTTAATGTCATCCCCAGAGTAAAGATTTAGCATTAATCTAACTAGCTGCTCATCTTCATCATTCTCACTAGGCATAACGGTTAACGCTATCCTTGCGTGCTTTAATGCCAATTTCATTCTTCGATGATCAATAACATTAGGACTTTCAAAGCTTTTATCATCAGTCGAATCAAGCGAAAACATAGCCAGATTGAAGGCTGACTCTATTTTTCTAGCCATTTTTTCGCTAATACCCCGAGAAGGTTTTACTCCAGCAAACTGGCTTGTTTGGGTGGATTTTCTATTTAGTTTGTCTGCAAGCTTTGTCGCCCCTTTATCCCCTAAAGATTCAATTAGAATTCTAAGGTTTTTATGCCTTATTTTCTGTATTTCTGTTAGTTCAACTTTCATTCCTGAATTATAAATGAATGTAGATTTTTCGCTACTACGCAAAATGATTAACATTCCGTTGAAAAGAGTATAGCATTTTGCTAAGCTGTGCTCGCGAGGTATAAATGACAAAATTTAAGAAATACATCAAATCACTAACTGATAATGATTTAGAGAGATATGCGAAATTGTGTGGTACGTCTGTTGGATATATAAATACCAATCTATTATTCGCCCATAGAAGGCCTAGAAATTCTTTATGGAGCAGGCTAGTAGCAAATTCTAATGGAATGTTGGTCGATGCTGATATGGTAGAGCATTTTATTACAAAAAAGGTGGCGTAAATGTTTGCAAAATACTCAGGGAAGAAAACCGAACCTCTTAAAACAAAAATTACCGAATATTGCCATACCGAATTTTTGGCTCTTTGTGGAAAGTTTACTACAACCCCTTCGGTTATTTTAAGGAGTCTAGCTATTTGGGCGCTTATGGTTTGGCGGCATAAAAGATTTGAAGAGTTAATCATTAAGATAGAAAGCTCTGATTTAAATGAAAGAGGGGTAATTAACGACATTATTAATGAATACCTTGATGGCGATCTGGAAAACAATGTTTACAGAATAAGTCGAAATAGAGAAAAATAACAGGTCAAATTATGCGCCTAAGGAAGTCGTAAGCATGTCCCTTTTTGAGCCCTTAAAAGCGGATTGATTTTGTAGGTGTATTAATTAAGGAAGCGCCGCGATTAAAGCCGTTATAGATATTAGACAAATGAGTACTGGTTTTATCAGTCGCAAGCAAATTGCTATTCATATGGGAGAAGAATCTGGTTGGGTGGCGGGGCGTTGCAATAGTTTAAAGAAAAAAATGGTTATTGAAGAAAATCCAATTATAACAAGATGCCCTTTAACGGGTAAATCTGTCCATATGGTAAGGCTAACGTGAATAGAGATTTCAAAGGTGTTTGGATCCCCAAAGAGATTTGGACGAATTCAGAATTAACGATTATGGAAAAGCTTTTCTTGGTCGAAATCGATAGTTTGGATGGCAAAAAAGGTTGTTTTGCTACCAATGCACACTTTGCAGATTTCTTTCAAATATCGAAGGGTAGATGCACTCAAATTATTAAAAGTTTGGAGTCAAAAAAGCTCGTTAAAATCACTTTAATCAGGGAGGGAAAACAGGTTTCAAAACGCGTTATTAGGGTAGTTAATAAACTAAACACCCTGTTTAATATATTAAACACCCCTATTAAGAATATTAAACACCCCTATTTAGAAAATGATGAAGGGAGTAATACAAGTAATAGTAATACAAAAGAGAGAGAGGGGGGCGCGCGCGATTACCCAAATTCTCAATCTCTAATTCAAGACGATTTCAAACCCAAAGAATCGACACTAATCCACCTCAAAAGAAATGGCCATAAACCATTGGATTCTGATGAGCTAGAAATATTCATTTCTCACTACCAAGGCGAAGGAGTTTTAAAATCTGACTGGGAGCCTGTTTACCGAAAATGGGTTGTTATGCAGCGCACTGTTTTTGACAAAAATCAGCAAAGGAGGATTGACAATGAAAACCAACAGTCAGCCAAACCAAATGACACGCCAACGGATAGGGCGATCAGAAAGGCTAAAGAGCTTTATGCCGAATAACGCCGCTCGGGTATTTATTGCGATGTCAGCCGCATATGGTCGTCAATGGGAATCTCAATACGGAATGCCCGGTGGTGTCACGTTCAAACTCTGGGAAAAAGAACTCGGGAGTTTAACAAGCGACCAAATCGACTTAGGGTTGAACAATACCAAAATAAGAGCTGAATATTTGACTAGCAAAGGGCAAAGTTCATTTCCTCCGAATCTGTTCGAATTTACTGCGCTTTGCAAAAAAAAGGCTAAGCATCCGTCTCACCAATTGTTTATCGGTAGTGATTTTGATCACGCGAAGCAGGCGAGAGGCGTTACCAAACTTCAAAAAATGAGAGAGACCCTACTCGTTTGAACTTAGCCAATTTACCTAAGAGCGAACGCGAAGCCATAGACAACTACAAAAAAGAATGCTGGTGCCGATATTTACTAAAATACCGAACACCTCAGAAACGAGAAATTTGGCTCAAGAAACAAAATGAAAACGAACAAGCTTGGCGGGACTTATTAGACAAGGTTAGGGATGTTGAATCAGACAAATTTAGATATTCAAGATAAACCGACTAACTGGACTCGTTATCACATCGAAACAAAAAACGGGAAAGCAATGGCTTGGTTTATTGGTGACACATTCGTCACAGACAGTTATCACGTTGTCGACTTCAATAAAATATTGGCTTATCGAAAGATAGGCACGGCAAAGGAATTGTTTTCGTAAATGCCAATTAAACCCAAGAAAGTTAAAAAATGTAAGCACTGTGGAAAGATGTTTAAACCTATGATGACAACCCAAGTAGTTTGCCGAGATTATGTTTGCGCTTCCGAATACGGTAAGACTGTTGAAAAGTTGAAAGCCGAAAAGCAAAACAGAAAAGCTGTCATAACGTTAAGGGGAAATAACCGTTCGTTTAGATTGGCGCAGGCTCAAGTTTGGTTTAATAAGTTCATAAGATTAAGGGATTCGAAAAGGCCATGCATTAGCTGCGAGAGTAGTACTAAGGGGAAATATGACGCGGGTCACTATCGAAGCAGAGGAAGCGCTCCAGAGTTAAGGTTTGATGAAGACAACTGCCACAAGCAATGCTCGCAATGCAATACACAATTAAGCGGAAATTTAATTCCTTACCGAGTGAACCTTGTTAAAAAAATAGGGATCGAAAAAGTCAGGTTTATTGAGGGGCCGCATAAAGCGAAAAAATATTCTATCGATGATATTAGAGAAATTGAAAAAACCTACAAGTCTAAGTGTAAGGAGTTTTTAGGATGAGCGAAAACGAAGCCCGCTTCGATATTAAGAAATTCGTTGACCCATTCGATTCAGTGGAAAATACTATCAATGAATTCGAAAAAGATTTAGACGAAACTTTGATAATTATTAAAAATATACTTTGCGACAAAAATCGTAAATACGGAAATTCAGCATTAGATCCAAAACGAATATTTTCTAAAGCGGATCCGATAGAGCAATTAAAAGTTCGTATTGATGACAAAATATCAAGATTAGAAAACCAACAAAATGACGACGATGAGGATGCCGAATTCGATTTGTTGGGATATTTAATTTTACTAAGAATGGCTAGAACATCAAAATAAATTAATTGAGGGTTGTGGAAATGCTACGAACTGAATCAGCACATAGAATTGTTGAGCTTCAATCGAGTCTTAATAAAATTACCAAGATTAACGATAAGCGATTGACTCAATGGCCGCCACGAGAAAACGACAAGCATCGAACGATTAGCGCACAACTTCAAATCTGCCAAAAAGAAATCCAATTGCTAAATCAGCTAGTCATTGAGAGCAAGTTATAGTGATCACTTGTGGTGCTCAAATAGAGCGAGATTTAGAACAGTGGGGTGAATGGTCAAGACGGTATAGCGACGGTATGGGTTTTCCAACCATGACCGGATTTAGACGACTAGCAGGTGCTCCGTTAGATTGGGATTACGATATTTCTTTTGTCCCTATAATTTTCAACATATCCGAAGATTACGCACTTAAGCTCGACCGAATTATTGCCGACATGAAAAACAAACAAGGCGGACTCGAATGCAAAACGGCGCTCGAAGGTATCTACGTGATGCATATGCCAAAAGCTAAGCTATGTAAGGCGATGCGGGTAAATACTGTTAAACTTAACCAAATTCTGGACAATGCAAAACTGTACGTTTCATTAAAAATATAAGTTATCCACAGATTTATTTTGCAATCGATCTGTTTTAGTGCCATAATCCGGTCCATAAAAAGGTTTGCTAAAAGCTGCGTTCTACGGAATTGCGGCTTTTTTTGTGCCTAAAATTTGCCGTGTGACTTAATGCCTCAAGGGGTTCTCTTGGGGCTTTTTTTATGGAATTTTTAATGGTTGATACATCCCAAGAAACTGATATTGCGTTACTTAAACGTGATGTCGAAGATTTAACCAAAACCGTCGCAATACTGACTAAAGCGGTAAATGCGCAAACAGCTGCGATGACAAAAACGAAAGGCATTATTTTTGGTGCGTCAATTGTTGTTTCTGCATTGTGGGCGTTTGTCGTCGCAGTAATGGCGTATTTTAAATGATTAAACTAGTTCCACCAGAGCGAGGGCAAGACTCTCAAGGCTCTGGCGAGTTTGGCGCACCGCGAGGCAACAGAAAACATAATGGTCGAGATTATGGTTGTTTACCAAAATCAAAAATACTGTCAATTAGCTCTGGTGAGGTAACTAAAATTGGTTATCCCTACAACCCAAACGATACAGAAAAAGGTCATTTAAGATACGTTCAAGTAACTGATTCTGTAGGAATTCAAGTCCGCTACTTTTACGTCAATCCACTCGTTAAGTTAGGTGACAAAATAGGTCTTGAAGGTGTTATTGGTGAGTCACAAGACTTAAGACCAATTTACCAAAGTATTACACCTCATTTTCATTTAGAGGTGAAACACGAAGGCGCATTCATCGACCCAAATATTTACATTAAAGGACTACAGCGTTGATTGCTGAAATAACTATCAAGCGGATTGATGATAGCGATAAAACTTTAAGGATCTCGAAATATAATAGCCGTAAAAAAGTATCAGCGGTTAAAACCATTGGCCATAAAATTGGCTGTAATCACAAGACCATCCGATTAGAGTTAGATGATTACGAATCGGTTTCTTTTGTCGCAATGAATAGGATTTGAACAATGAGTGTAACTGCGTTTATCCCATTAATCGGAAAAGTGTTTGACAGCATTTTTCCAGATAAAGAAAAAGCTAACGAAGCAAAGCTAAAAATTGTCGAGATGCAAGCTAAAGGTGAATTAGCGGGTCTTGATGCTCAAATGAAAGTCATTATATCGGAAGCTCAAAGCAAATATCGGTTAGCGGCGATTTGGCGACCGATTATCATGCTGATGTTTGGATTCATCATTTTTAACAATTACATCCTTTATCCATATCTGTCTCTTCTAACAGAAAACGCACCCGTTTTAGAAATTCCGGTTGATTTATGGGAGTTAATTAAATTGGGTTTAGGTGGGTATGTTGTTGGGCGTAGTTCAGAGAAAGTCGTCGATAAATGGAAAGGTAAATAGCGTTATTTTTCGCGAAATCAAATGGCTTTACAGCGACCACAAATAATTGATTTTGTTGCTACTGGGGCTTCGTCACCCGGAATTACACCAACTATCGGGTCTAACCGAATTTATGTAATTTTTGATATTGTAGAAACGAGCGGCACTGGCATTATGACCGCCGCAACAATAGGGGGAGTTAACGCAACTCTTATTCATCAGCTATCGAATGCAACGATGAATTTTTATGCCTACTATATCGATGAACTAGGCATTCAAGCAATGTCTGGAACGGGCACTACTAGGACAGGTGGAGCAACTGCACAAAGTCGGTTAAAAATTGGTATTGTTTTTCAATATGTCAACCAGATTGAACCGTTTCTAAACTTATTAAATCAGGGTTATTCTGGATTTGCTCAAAATGCAACCGGAACAGCCCCTTACACATTAGATGAAATCGTTGACGGTTTAGCCGTTGTGGTTGGTGGCAATAGCAAAACCACAGGGTCATGGACGTTTAACGGGGGTTATTCTCAATATAGCACTACCGCAAACGACGGAACAAGCATGGCGGCAGTGGTCGGGACCAAAGATACGACGGCCATTGCAAACGGTATATTAACAAATCTAGTTAACAGCTCGTCAACCGATAAAATTTGTTGCGTTGCTATGATGCTACAACCTGGAGATGATGGAGCGGTCCCTCCCTCTGATCCAACTAGCGTTTTGAATTTAGGAAACTTTGAAGGGGTTGGCTCTATTCAAACTCACACCGTTGCTGGTGGTGGTGGGGTCACTAATCAATCAGATGTCGCTTGGTCTGAAACGCTACAAAATTGGCTTGTAGTCGTTAATAGTTCTGGCTCAATAATTCGTTACGATACATCAGGGAATTATGTTGCGACGATAACGAAATCAGGTAGCTCAACAAACGATATAGAAGGCATTACTCATTATCAGAATGATGAATATTTTCTTTCTAATGAATCTAGTGAAGTTTGGAAAGTAACGATTGATTCAAGTACTACAAACGTAAATTTGCAGGTCGGATCAAATCAAAGTTATATTTTTCCTCCTCGAACAGTTTCCAATCAAAGCTTGGAAGGTGTTGCTGTTGATTTAGCAAATAATTATATGTACGTTGTTCAAGAGCTTTCTCCGATGAAAGTTATGAGAATAACAATTCCTGCAGATAAAGCCGATTTAACAGCGTATAACTATACAACTGATTTAACAGTTATTGAGCCATTTGACCCAGAAGTTTTATACAACGGAGTTTTGTCAGACTTAGCATCGATAGAATTCGATTCGGTAACCGGAAATTTACTATTATTAAGTCAAGTATCAAATATTATTTTAGAAGTCGATGCGGCGAATGGCGATATTATCGATCGAATTATTCTAACCGGTTTTTCGCAACCGGAAGGATTGTATTTAGGAGTTAATAATTTAGGTCAAAAATTTCTAAAAATTTGGGGCGAACCGAATGAGTCACAAACATGGATGGTTATTGTTATTGGCGGAGCTATATCGCTAAGCGCTTTATCAGCGATAAATTCAGTCGGTCAAAAACGCATTGGCGTCGCTGCTTCTTTATCTAATGTAACGAATATTTCCAACATTGGTCGAAAATCATCTAACGGATCTTTATCGATCGATAGCATTATTTCGGCATCGATTTCCGGCTCTAAAGGGGCGGGTGGTTCGTTATCGATTAACGGGTTATCGTCTTTTATCGTTTCTGCCGCAAAAGGATCTAGCGGTTCAACAATCGCAGACGCGGCGACTAATTATATTATAAGCGGAAGAAAGCGCGGACTAGGGTTTTCAAGTTTATCCGCGGTCACTAATCTGGCGGCTGTTGGATCTAGCAAACAGACCGGTTTGGGAACAATTAGCTTATCAGCGCAATCGATTTTATCTGCTAACGGTCAAAAGACTTCTAACGGAACATTATCGTTAAACGCGGTCTTAAATATATCAACTCAAGGAATGAAAGCCGGTAAGGGTTTCGCTAGCGTTTCAGCGATTACTAATATCGCTATTTCTGGTTCAAAACAAACGCAAAGTAGAGGGGGAAGTGTTTCCATATCGACCTTATCTTTGATTTCGAATGATGGGGCGAAGAAAGGATTTGGGAACACACAACAACAAGCCCAATCAACAATAAATTTCTTAGGAAGAAAACAATCATTTGGAAATATTCAATTATTAGCTAACGGAAATATATCATTATTAGGCATCAGCCTATTATTTATATCACTGGATCAAAAAAACATTCTAATTAGCTCGACAACAAACGAATTTATAGCTTACTCGACAACAAACGAATTCTTAGTTGAATCGGCGACAAGAAAGTTTGTTATTGAGTTATAGCACACCAATCAAAAACGGGAACTAAAACATGCCATTTTCAACTACCGCAAAAAATATTATGTTGGACGCACTGCTAATAACACAAGTTTCAGCACATTCGGGCGATCCCGGTGCCAGCGGCTTGCTAAATGAAATTAGTGGAGGTTCACCTGCATACGCTCGCCAAAATATAACCCATTCGCCTGCCGCTGCAGCAAATAGAGATAGCTCCGACGTGCCACAGTTTGACGTTAATGGTGTAACAGTAGCATACATTGGATACTGGGCTGGTGCCGTTTTCATGGGTAGTCAGGTTTTAGCAACACCCGAGGTGTTTGCAGGGCAAGGTGTATATGATTTGCTTGACTCGGATCTTTCTTTAACTTAATGAATATTTCTGAAATCGTATATCAAGGTCGTAATAACACCTTTTCATTAACCGTAAAGCAAGATGGTGTTGGGGTCGATTGGTCTGCAGCAACAAATTTCGAATTAAATGTGGCTGGCATCACTGTATCTAGTGGTATTTCGGGTGATAGCTTAGGAGAAATTACATTCGATATTCAAAGTGAAAACATCCCTATTGGTACTCATGTAGCGGAACTAATTGTATTTGATCCTTCTCACCCGTTAGGGCAGGTCGTATTCGACGAGAATAGCGAAAGAAAAATTCACATAAAGTTCGTTTGAATGTTTTCAATTAAGCACGAATTAAAAAGATTAGAAAAAGATTTAGGCAGTATCTCCAAGAAAGTAATTCCAATAGCAATTCCGAAAGCATTAAATAGGGTAGGGAAATCAGTCCAATCTGTGGCAATAAAGGCTGTGTCAAAGGAAACAAAAGTAAAACAGAAAGATATTCGTAAGTCAGTCGTGCCGCTAATGTTTACGGCCAGTAAAAGTAAACCAAAGTTCATTATAAATTTCACTAAGTCAAAGGCGTCTAATCTAATAGATTTCGTTACTACGTCTCGACGCAATCCTCAGTCTTTTAGAAAGCGAACAAGAAAAGGTTTTAAGTTTGGTGGAGTATCGGCTAACGCTTGGGGAAATAGAAAGCAATACAATGGAACATTTATTGGGCGCGGTAGAACAAGTGGTAAGACGTTAGTTTTTAAAAGAAATAAAAACAAGATAACAACTGTGTCTGGACCATCGCCAAGACGTACCTTTGAGCAGCCATACATTCAATCATTAATGAAAGCAAAATTACGAGAGCGAATTCCAATCGAATTGGATAGCGCTGTTCGCATAGCACTGAGGAAGTACGTGCGATGATAAAAATATTCTTAAGCTTACCATCGAAAACAAAAGGTACTTTGGAGCCTTCCTCACTGAGGGTACGCGGCAGCGCGAGGTTTACGGTGTGCGTGGGTTTTGAATCTAAGTTCAGCGTCAGCATATGACAAGTAAACAAAAAGGAAACATTGTTAGCTTGGTGCGGCTTTCTGGGTTCTTTGGGGTTCATCGAAACACGGTTTCTTCATGGGTTAAAAAGGGATGTCCTTATATTCAAAAGGCTGATCGAAGCCGTGGACAAGAGTGGAAATTCTCAACCGCCGAGGTTGCACAGTGGCGAACTGATCAGGCTGTTCATGACCTCATTGGTGATACCGCCAGTGTAGACAAGGAAGAATTACAAACAAGGAAGCTAGCGGCAGAAACTACGATTGCTGAAATTGAGGCTGCGACTAGAAGGGGCGAAGTCGCTGACTTGGTAGAAATTGAAAAGCAGTGGACCAATACCATGATCGAATTGCGCTCAAGATTACGACAATTGCCAGCGAGGGTTGCGCCACAAATTCTTGGGGTGAAAAACCTCGGAGAGATAAAAGAAGTCCTTCTCGACGAGGTCGATGAAACGTTAACTACATTAGCTTATCAGTTTGACGATGAATCAGAAGAATGATTTCAGCAATACGGAAGGTGTTCGACTTTTATCAAGAAGAGCATTAAGAAGTTTAAAGCCTCCGTTGAAACTTCTGCCGAGCGAGTGGGCAGAAAATAAGTGCAGAATTCCGGCAGGAAACGCATTGCCCGGCCCCATCAGATTTAGAAATGCACCCTATCAAGTAGAGCCATTAAATATGGCGGTGAAAGAAGGTTGCTACCGGATTACTTTAATGTGGGGCGCTCAGACTGGAAAGAGTCAAGTTCAGTTAATGTCGATGGGATATTTTATTGATCATGATCCTCAATCGATTATGCACATGCAGCCTAGCCAAGGCGACTTACAAACTTGGTTAAGCGCAAAGTTTGATCCGATGGTTGAAAACACGCCATCATTAAAAGAAAAAATTGCAGCGCCCCGAGGAAGGGAAGGTGTAAACAATCAAAGGATGAAGCAATACCCCGGCGGATTTCTTATGTTCGCATGGTCTGGTTCACCGAAAACGATGCGAGGGCGATCAGCGCCAAAAATCTATCCCGACGAAACGGACGGATACGAGCGAACGTCCGAAGGCCATCCAATTGGGTTGCTCTGGCAGCGAGCGGCAACGTTTGGTGACCAGAGACTATTATTTGAAACAAGTACACCGACAATTAAAAACGTTTCTCATATTGAGGGCGCGTTTGAAGAAGGCGATCAGAGACGTTGGTATGTTGATTGTCACGCTTGCGGTGAATCACAATTTTTGAAGTGGTCGCAAGTTGGGTGGGATAAGGGGAAGAAAAAAGAGCATTTTCCTGATACGGCGAGATATGCATGTGAGCATTGCGGTGTTGTTTGGGATGATGCCGAACGATATGAATCTATTAGAAATGGTAGATGGGTTGCAGAAAAAGAATTCAATGGCCATGCTAGTTATCACCTACCTGAGCTAGCTTCAACGTTTAGAAAGCTCAGCGATATTGTTCGTTCGTTCTTAGAAAAAAAAGCGCAAGGCGATCTGCAAACATTTATTAACGTCTCTTTGGCTGAAACATGGGAAGAAGCGGGGGAGCAAGTTGAACACCACGCTCTTTACATGCGTCGAGAGCACTACCCCGCAGAGGTTCCGGCAAATGGTGTCGTTTTAACTTGTGGTGTTGATGTTCAGGATGACCGATTAGAAGCGCAAGTGAAAGCGTGGGGCCAAGACGGCGAAAGCTGGCAAATTAAACACGAAATATTTTGGGGTGATCCGGGTCGTACTGAATTATGGAAACGTCTCGATGTATTTCTATTATCTGAATTTACTCACGAATCTGGATTGACGCTAAGAATAAGTTGCACTTGTATCGATTCAGGTGGTCACTACACCGATCAGGTTTATAAGTTTGTAAAACCTCGTCAAGCTAGGAGAGTTTTTGCAATCAAAGGGTCCAGTACCAAAGCCGCTCCGATAGTTTCAAGACCTAGCAAAAATAACAAAGGAAAGGTCAACTTATTTTCGGTCGGCACAGATACAGCAAAAGAGATAATATTCGGACGATTAAATATTGGCGAAGTCGGCGCAGGATACTGCCATTTTCCACAGCATTATGACGAAGAATGGTTTCAACAAGTAACAGCCGAAAAACGGATAACCAAGTATTTGAAGGGGCGGCCAGTATTCGAATACGTTCAGACGAGGCCAAGAAATGAGGCGCTTGACTGCGATGTTTATAATTTAGCGGCCTATGAAATATTGAACCCAAACATCAACGCGATTAAATCGAAACTGATTTCTAACGCTATTCCTGAGCCGGAAGTAAAAACACATCAACAAAAACAACCGACAAAGCAGCGACCATCGAGAATTAAACGAAGTGGCGGGTTTGTCAATAAGTGGTGATCATGACTGAACCAAATAAAATTACCGCTGGAAATAGCGCAAGCTGGGAAAAATCCTTAAGTGGTTATCCAGCGACCATCTGGACGCTAAAGTATTCGATCGTTTCCGCGATCAGTCGATATGAGGTTTTAGCAAGCGCCATTGGAGAAAATTACACGGTTTCAATTACTAACGCCGCTACTAATAACTGGACTCCGGGATCGTATCGGTTAATTGGTTTTGTCGAAAAAACAAACGAGCGTGTTACTGTTGTCGATAAGGATTTCGAAGTACTACCGAACCATACCATGCCAATCGATCAAAGGTCGTTTGCAGAAAAAATTATAGAAGCAATTGAAGCAACGATTTTAAACAAGGCAACCAAAGACCAACTAACAATGTCGATCAACGGCAAAAGTATTACTCGCTATGCTCCTGAGCAACTAATAGCATTCCGCGATCGATTTAAACGCGAGATCGCAATAGAAAAGTCTAATCGTAAATCCAAGCAGTTGGGGCAAGTATCTGGAAAAATGCAGGTGAGGTTTAAATAATGTTTTGGCCTTTCAAAAATAAAAACACAGAAAAACACTCTAAAATTCATCGACCAAAAAAACGCTCTCGATCGGCTTGGGATGCTTCCAAATTCGATAACTTGGTAAGTGGTTGGAGCATCGAAAGTCGGCCAATCAACGCACAGCTCGAAGATGAGTTGAGACAGTTACGTGCTCGATCTAGACAGCTCGCTAAAAACGATCCTTACCTTCGTCGGTTTTTTCAGCTGTGTCGTTCTAATATCGTTGGCTCTACGGGTATTCAACTTCGTTCGCAAGTCGTTAGAGGGTTGGGTAAACGGCGAGGCGAACCAGATGAACTAGTTAGAGGCATCATCGAAAAAGGCTGGCAGCAATTTTCTAAGCCAAGCGTATGTTGCGCACAAGAAAGATTATCCATGAGAGATATGCAGAACCTTGCAATCGATTCACTTTTTCGGGATGGTGAAATAATTCTTGTCGAATATGCGCAGGGCGAACACGGCATTAGCTTTAAGTTCATGGATCCAGAGTTGATGGATGTGAACCAAAACGAATGGCGCGGCAAGAACCGTGTTCGGATGGGGGTGGAATTAGACCCTATTGGCCGCGCGGTCGCTTATCATTTTCACAGCACAGATACGACCCATTCTAACTACTATTTATTCGGTGGAAAAGGGTACGTCCGTTTTGATAAAAAGCATGTTATCCACAAATTTATGACTGAGTACGTTAATCAAATTCGTGGTTATCCGCATAGCGCTGCGGCGATGCTTCGTATGCGTTACTTAGCCGGTTATGAAGAAGCGGAATTGGTTGCTGCAAGAACAGGATCTAGCTCAATGGGCTTTATTGAGCGTGGTGAAAACGGTCGAGGCTTTGAGGGTGACGATGATTACGATGATGAGCCAGTCATCGAAACCGATCCGGGAAGCTGGCACTACTTGGACAATGGGGCGAAAGTTCATACGTGGGATCCAAGTCATCCGAATGGAGCGTATAAAGATTATGTAAAAGGCGTTCTTAGAGGTATTGCCTCTGGTCTTGGTGTCGACTACAACACACTCGCTAATGATTTAGAAGGAGTGAACTTTTCGAGTTTGCGAGGCGGGGTTTTGGAAAGTCGAGAGCTTTGGAAAGTGGCTCAAGAATGGTTTATTGAACATGTAGCCTCAGATATTTTTTGTCGATGGATAAGTGCTGCGTTAGTTCGTGGGCTGTTGGTTTTTCCCTCAACTGGCCAACCACTATCAAGTGGTGAGTTGGAGCGATTCAAAGAGCACCGATTTCAAGCAAGGCGTTGGGCATGGGTTGATCCTAAGAAAGATTTAGAAGCTGGCGTACTAGCAGTTAATAACGGCCTACGTTCTCGTGGCGACATAATTCGCGAACAAGGTGGCGACCCATTGCAAGTATGGGAAGAATTAAAAAAGGAAAACGAAATTTTAGACGAATATGGAATTAAGACAGAGTTGGCCTTGATGGCGACACCAGACAAACCAGAAGAGGTTGAAGATGAAACCTAAGAATGATAGAAAATTTGATGACTTTAAAAAAGCCCCGCAATCGCGGGGTTTTTTATTGGAAAAAATGCAGCACGATGAAGAAAAGAGAACCGTTGAAATTGCGTTTTCGAGCGAAGAACCTTACCGCCGATGGTTTGGTGATGAAGTATTGGGCCATGAAGGTAAAGAAGTTGATTTATCTCGTATGGAAACAGGTGCAGCGCTTCTAGTTGGACACGATTGGGATGATCAAATTGGAGTTGTCGAAAGTGTTCGGATCGATTCTGATTTGCGAGGGCGTGCAGTTGTTCGATTCAGCAAATCGGTACGTGGAGAAGAGATTTATCAAGACGTGATCGACGGAATTAGAACTCAAGTATCAGTTGGCTATATGGTCAACGAAATGAAATTAATCGAAGAGAGAGAGGATGGAGCAGATCTGTACCGCGTTACAGATTGGCAGCCTTACGAAGTCTCTTTGGTTAGTGTAGCCGCCGATCCTTCGGTGGGTGTTGGTCGTCAGGTTGAAGCGCGTGTGCCGAAATCAGAAACCGAAAAAATAAAAGATGAAATTATCAATGAACCTATAGTCAATGAGGAAACTAAAATGACTGACAAAATCGAAAAAATCGACGTTCAAGCGGAACGTAAAAACGCTGCAGACGAAGCTGAGCAAAAAGAGCGCGCGCGAGTAATTGAATTACAGAAAGCAGGTGTAAGTTATCAAGCGCAGGATCTTGCAGAAAAAATGATCTCGGAAGGAAAATCCATACACGATTTTAACCAAGCAGTACTTGAGCGTGGTGGATTGAACCCGACCAAAGCAGAAGACCCAAACATTGGGATGACTGAAAAAGAGCAGGGCGGATACTCATTTTCTCGCTTGATTACCGCGCTTGCTAATCCGCAAGATGTCGGTCTTCAACGTGCTGCGGCTTTCGAATTAGAATGCTCAAGTGCGGCGCTTGAAAAAACTGGAAAAGAGTCAAAGGGTGCGATGGTCCCCTATGATGTCCTAACTCGCGCTTATAGTGTTGGAACGGCTGCCGATGGCGGCAATTTAGTATCAACGGATTTATTGAGCGGTTCATTTATCGAATCGCTCGAAAATGCGCTGGCGCTTATTCAGTGTGGGGCAACCATTCTAAATGGTCTTAACGGTAATATCGCTATTCCAAGACAGACCGGTGGAGCCTCGCATTTTTGGCTTGCTGAAAATGGCGCACCGACCGAGTCAAGCGCGACATTCGACCAAGTAGCACTAACTCCTAAAACGGTTGGAGCGTTTTCGGATATTTCGAGACGCCTATTATTGCAAGGTTCAATTTCAGCAGAAGCATTCGTGCGAAACGAATTAGCAATGCGTCTTGCTCTCGCAATCGACCAAGCTGGCATTAATGGTACCGGCGCGAGTAATCAACCTCTTGGCATTATGAATCAGAGTGGTATCGGTTCAATAGCTGGCGGAACGAATGGCGCAGCTCCCGACTGGGCTGATGTTGTTGATCTTGAAAGCTCAATCGCAAATGCAAACGTAGCTGGTTCTCGTTTCTGTTACCTCACAAACACGAAAGTGAGAGGTGCGTTAAAGCAAACATTGCTGGATAGCGGTTCTGGTCGATTTGTTTGGGCGGTCGGCGATAATCCGATCAATGGTTATGATGCAGTTGTCTCCAATCAAGTGCCAAGCAACTTAACCAAGGGAACGGGTGCAAACCTTTCGGCAATTATGTTTGGCAACTTCGCGGACTTAATTATTGGTATGTGGGGCGGTCTTGATGTTCAAGTTGACCCATACACTCAAGCAACCAAAGGCGCGATCCGAGTTACAGCATTTCAAGATTGTGATTTGGCTGTTCGTCACCCTGAAAGTTTTGCTGTTATGGCAGACGCGATCACTTAGATCTCGTTAGTTATAAAAAACCGGAAGATACATTTACAAATAAAGCGCCTCGCGGCGCTTTTCTTATTTAGGTGATTTATGAAAATCAAAATTAAGCATGATATGGGTATTGCAGGTGAACACTGTAAAGCTAATTCTATCGTTGATGTCTCGGATAAAGACGCGACATACCTATTATCCGGCGGTCGCGCTGAGAAAGTGAAATCTGAAAAGAAAGTGAAATCTGAAAAATAAATGTTTTCTGAAATTATAGATCCAGATATGCCGGGCTACGTTTTAGCAAACATTGCTAACAAAAATGTGTCCGGCTTATTCTCGTATGTCTATGTGGAAACTAATCGAATATCCGGCAATAAGCCGGTGTTAACCGTTTCAGATAGTATCACGATAAAAGTTGACGATGTTGTCGTGATTAATGAGCGTTCCTACAAAATCGCCGAGTTACAACCAGATGGCGATGGATTTATCGAGGTTATATTAAATGGCTGATCATAAAGCCAATCAAATCCTGGCAGCAATAAAATCAAAACTAACCGGTCTTTTAACGACAGGCCAAAACATTTATCAATCGCGCGTATATGCCATCGAATCGTTGCCAGCAATTAATTTAAAAATGGGTGCAGATAGACCTGAAAGTATTCACAACACGCAATCTGACAACGAGCTAACCATATTGGTTGAGATGTTTGTTAAAAGTGATGAACCGAATATCGATAGTATTTTACTCGCAATCAGAAAAGAAATTCAAATTGCATTGATGGCAGACGAAACCCAAGGTTTGCCATTTGTCCTAATTACATTACCAAACGGCATGAGTTCGCCTGATGTCTCAGCTGACGAACAACCGACAGCTTTTGCAACCGTCGAATACAAAGTTATTTATCGATCACTATTAACCGATCCAAGTGGGTGACCCATGAAGAAGAAAGTTATTTTAAAAAGCGGCGGGACTAAAACCATACAGCCCGAAAAGAAAGCTCAAAAGACAAAAGAGGTGAAAAAGAATGGTTAAGCTAGTCCGAAGAGAGGTTGTACTTTTAAAAGTAGAGTCAACCTACAATACAGATGCGGTCCCTTCTGCGAGCGTCGACGCGTTACTAGTCGAAAATCTTTCTAATGGCCTTGAAGGTCTAAGAATGGTTGAGCGAGCGCCGATTGATGGCAGCATAGCCAAAAAGCAAAGCGTTTACGGTGGTTCGCTTTATACCGTGTCATTTGACGTCGAAATAAAAGGATCTGGTAGCGCTGGCGTTGCTCCCGAGTGTGGCCAAGCTCTGAGAGCTTGCGCTATGGGGGAAACAATTGTTGCTTCGACAAGTGTCGCCTATTCGCCGGTTTCAACAGCTATCGAATCAGCAACTATCGAATATTATGAAGATGGTTCGTTGATAAAATTAACAGGTTGTCGTGGTACGGTTTCTGGAGCGTTAGAAACGGGCGGATTTGGAAAGCTAAGCTTTACATTTACTGGACATCTATTATCGAAAACTGATAGTGCGCTACCGTCACCTAGCTACGATTCAACGTTGCCAGCTCCTCTGATAAGTGTGCCATTTACGATTGGTGGTTATGCCGCAATTATCAACAATCTTTCCTTTGATCTAGGAAACGAACTGACGACACCTGCCAGTATTTCATCAGCCGATGGTTATAGCGATGTCATTATTACTGGCCGAGATGTTAACGGTTCATTTGACCCCGAAGCAACCTTAGTTGCTGTTCAGGATTTCCTTGGCGATTTGCAGTCATCATCGACGAAAGCGCTTGCGTGTGGCGTGATTGGAACCACTGCAGGAAATCGATACCGAATTGATATGCCGTCCGTTAGTTATCGAGAGTTAAGTCCCGGCGACAGAGACAGTCTGAGAACTTACGAAATCGGCTACGGCGCGTCAGAAGCGACAACTGATGACGAAATCACCATTCTTTTCACATAGGGATAATCAATGAACGTTTCTAAACTAACCGCGTTCTGGTTTACGCCAGATAGCGAAAAACGCAAGAAAAAGCCAACAAGATTTAAAATCAAACCCCTGTCTGCAGCAAAATTTTATGAAGTGGCAGATGATTGCGAGCTAGTAAGCGGAAACCCAAGGCCAAATAAAACAGCAAGAGAGCTTTTATGGATTGAAGGGATTGTCGATTGGGAGAATTTTAAAGATGGCAAAGAGGTGGTTCCCTTTTCGTCTGACAACTTTGAACTGATCCCTTTTGTCACTCTTCAAGAGTTAACCAGAGAGATATTTACAGTGTCATCACTGAGTGGTGCAGAAATAAAAAACTAATTATCGCAGTAACGGTTAATCAACAGGCTAAAGAGTTTAATTGTTCAACCTGCCATCACCGTTATTGCGACGACTCTAATCCTGCACCCTACCCGAAATGGGTAATAAAAAACGTCATCGAAAGCCATTCTTGCTTACTTCCAATGGTCACTCAGGCGTCAGAATTAATGCTGCGATTATTTCCTCACTTTAAAAAAAGTCTGATGCCTTTTTCTGGTGGCTTGCTAGAGCAATCAAACCGATTCATTGAGTCAATGCAAATAATTGAGAGCAACATCCAAGAATGAAAAACTACAAGTTTATAATCAGCGCCAATGATAAAACGAAAGCTGCTTTTAAGTCGATAAAAGGCGGCCTAAAAAGTGTGCGCTCTGGCGTTAATGACACGCGAATTCAGCTTGCTGCTATGGCTGGTTTTGCCGGACTTGGCGCGATAGTTAACTCATCAATCAACGCTGGCTCTGAACTTCTGAAATTATCGAATACGGTAAACGCTTCGGTTAAAGAGCTTTCACAGTGGCAATACGCTGGTGAACAGGTTGGCATTGAAGGCGACAAGATGGCGGATATTTTCAAGGATGTCCAAGATAAAATTGGCGATCTGGCTGTTACTGGCGGTGGCGGTGCGGTAGATATGTTTGAAAAACTAAATTTAAATGTTAAAGATTTCATCGGATTATCTGCCCCAGACCAACTAATTAAAATAGGATCTGCATTGGATGGAGTCGCAACGAAGTCAGAGAAAATATTTTTTATGGAGGCTTTGGCTGGTGATGCATCCAGACTTCTTCCTCTATTAGATGATAACGGAAAAGAGCTGAAACGGCTTAGTAATGAAGCTGACGAACTCGGAGTCAGTATGGATCGGTTAGACGCAGAAAGGCTTTTTGCAGCTCAAACAGCAATAAAGCAAGCTGGAGATGCTGTATCAGGTGTGGGACTAAAAATATCGAAAGAGCTAGCGCCTTTCATTGTTTCAGCAGCAAAGCAGTTCACGAAAATGGCCATGACGGCCACCAGTGGCACGAGCTGGATAACTAAAGGGATTGACGGCGTTCGGGCGGTCATTGGGGTTATGGCTGATGGATTGCACGGCGTCGAAATAATATTCCAAGGAATAAAAATCGCGGGTATCGGATTCGGTGCCGCAATTGTTGGCGCGATTAAGCTAGTTGTTGACGGTGTTGGATTTCTATCAAATACCTTGAAGGATTTAGTTTTAGGGCCTATTGGCGCTTTGTTAGATGCTGGGAACGCGATAGGAGTGATTAGTGACGAGGCGATCCAAGCGTTCAATGATATTGATGAGGGTCTAACGTTCGAAACGCCTAAAATTATTGACGACGCTTACACTGGCATGGTCGACAAGCTTAGCGAAGAAAACTCAAAACTACACAATATGATGATGGAGCCTTTACCTAGCGAAGCAATCACGAAAACGTTTGAAGATATTAAGGTTGGCGCTATTGATGCTGGCAACGTTATCGAAGAAAACATCAATAAAAAGATGCAAAAAAGTATTAGCGAAAAAGAAGATAAGGCTAAGGAAAAATTACAAGCTAAGCTCGACAGGATAATTCAATCAAACCTTGCTGAGCTTGAATTGCTTCAACAAAAAGAAAGCGAAGAGCTCGCGATCATAACGGCTGCTAGAGAAGCAAACGCCATAAACTACCAACAGTTTCTTGAGCAAAAATATAAAACAGAACAACGATTCGAGAAAAAACGTGACGCCATCAAAAAGAAGAGCGTCGAGGGAGAATCAAAAACTTTAGGTCAGCTAAGTTCGCTTTCAAAGTCTTTTGGTGAAAAAGGAGAAAAGCTTTCTCGCGGAATAGCGTTAAAAGAAACCATAACAAACACTCATTCAGGGGCGATGGCTGCCTACAAGGCGTTGGCTGGAATACCTATTGTAGGCCCTGCATTAGGTGCGGCAGCATACGCAACTGTTTGGGCGCAAGGAATTAAATCACAACAAGGAATAAAGTCGGGTTCTAAAGGTGGCGGAGGAAGCGCATCGGTGGGAGTGCCGACTATTTCTAAGGCTTCCGACCGCCAGCCCGTCGACTTAAGTGCGTCTCAACCACCTTTGAACGACCTTCAAGATCAAAAAATTTCCAATACTTACATTATCAATGCGAGCGGCAATGACGGCAATCGGGTGGCGGAGCAGATCCGTACATTTATTGAGGATGGTGGCGAAATCATTCCAGCAGGCTCGCGACAAGAAGAACAAATACTTGCAGGGGGATAAATGGCAACGTTTCAATACACGGCAAAGCGCGGCCTAATATTTGGCCACGTTGTCGGTACGGTTTACACAATAGAAATTGATTTAGAGGCGCATTCACCAATTGACAGTTTGGATATTAACCAGCAATTTACCTATAACGATTCAGAAACGATTTTGAATGCTGTCAATACGGAGCATCAAATTACGACCATCCCGATGGGACAAACTAAGATGTTAGAGTTTAGAGAATTCCTTTTATCTTCTAGTTCTGGTGAGTCGATTAGTTTTGACTTGCTTGGTTCTATTGCATCGCCAAATAATGTCCTTACTGGAGTATTGGTCGCTAAAAAGTCTTACGAGCCTTCTCGCGTTGGAAATATGTATTACTCTTTTAGTGCGCGGATCCGCGAACAATGAGAAGTAATTCTATTGCGTTTGATCAAGATAACACTTCAAAATTCAAGTCCCCTCGTTTCGTTATTGAAATTGATTTTTCAACGAATGGAACGGATCTTTACTACTTTACCAGCCATTCTGATATTCCCACTGTTTCACCCGTCACTCATGGTGTCCTTAAAGACACTTCGTCTGTCAGTCAAAAGCTCATTCCAGAACGCGCAAATAGCTCCATTGGATCATTGTCCTTTAATCTTGTTGATGCTAGCAAATCGGTGACGGCTGTTTTCAATTCCAAACGTGTTAATCGAAAAGTTTTATTTGGCAAGCGAGTGCGGCTTTATCTTGGTTATGAAGGGATGGCATGGGCTGATTATCGGCTTGAGCAAACACAATACATCGATAAAAAAATTCGGTATAAAAAAGGCATTTACGCCATGTCCTGCAAAGATCCACAGGACGGTATGAACCAACCTATTATGCAACCGCTTGAAACGAGATTATCGGTCGCGCTTTCGCCCACTGATACAAACGTTCAAGTTTATAACTTAACTGACTGGCAGCTGGTCGAGCGAGATTCCGATTTTCTCGATGCGCCAAGTTCGACGTGCACCTACTTAGAAATATCGGACGGTAATAATAAAGAATATTGCCGAGTGACCGCCATCGGCACATCATTTACGTGTGTGCGTGGTGTATTGGGAACCACCGCTCAGACATGGGTATTGCCGAATGACACAAGCGATGAAAAAGGTCCAAAGATTAAAGAATTAATTTTTGTTCAAATGAAATCACTTAAATTAGCTTATGCCGTCATGACAGGAATACAAATCGGTCAAACGGGAACATTTCCACTGCACTGGCAACTAGGAATGGATTCTACGCTACTGAGCCAGTCCGATTTTACTAGCCAAGACGATTTCATGGCGTATGCGGTCGAGCTTAAAAAAACCGATGGCAAGAAGTTTATTGAATCAGAAATTCTACTGCCTAACTCGCGTTATCTTCGCGTGAATGGTGCCGGTGGTCTTGATGTTAAACGATTGTTCGCTATCAACGACGAAGCGTCGCCAGTTTTTACACTTGATAACTCAAACATTACCAAGCATTCGGACTTAACCTTTGATTCATCGGCAACGTCGAACAAATTCGAAATCGAATGGAGTTTCGACCCGCTGCCTAAAAAGCCCGAATACCGCCGAAAAAGTACCTTCAAGTTTGCTGACTCAATTACCGATTATGGTGAAAAAAACAAGTCGTTCAAGTTTCGATTGCTTAACGGCGTCACTGCGACCACCACTACGTTACTCAATGCGGTTAATTCATTTTCTGATCGCTTTGCGGGTGAAAGTGCACGGCTTAAAGTCTCCACATTTTCTAGAAATAATAGTTTAGAAGTTGGCGATGTCGTGAACGTTAATCACTCTAGCATCCAAGATTTCAACTCAGGCTCAACCATTAGCCGAGCCATGCAAATTATTTCGACTCGCGTTGATCAGCGAAAAGGGATTGTCGATCTCGAATTGTTTGGCTCAACCTTCACACCAGCGCCACTAACCGATGGTTCAGTTAGAGTGATGGCGGATAGCTTTTACAATTCGTCTGGTATTGCGCTTGTCAATGTGACGAACGATTCATTAACCGTCGATACAACGTTAATCGGTAATTCTGACCATTCGACGAGTGTGGTTTATCACCTTGGCGATTTAACAATCCCTGTAGGCGTCACCTTAACGATACTTGATAATATCCAGCTTCGAGTCATGGGGTTTATTACCCAATTAGGAAACATTAATTGTGTCGGCAATGGCCGCGCGACCGGCGCTGGATTTGTCGGCTCATCGGTAGCTGGCAATGGGTCGTTTTGCACCCAATCGAGTCAAGTCGGACAAAGTGAAACATGTACGGTCAGAACGGGTAATACCAATCAAGGTCTTCACGAAGCGTTCCCATCGCTTTCACTGGATAACCCGGACGGACTTTCTATTGACGGTATTCCCACCGATTTACGGGGCAGCGCGGGTGCCAATGGTGCGCCAAGTACGACCGTTGATTCTCTTGGCGAAGTTGTCGACGTGTCAGCAGGCGGCATTGGTAACGATTCTGGCTCGGCACTTGTCGTTGTTTGTCGTGGCTGGTCACTGGCTGGTACAGCCGCAATTGATATGTCTGGTGTAGCCGGTAATGCCGTCACGCCATCTGGCAGCGTGGTCGGCGGTAACGCTGGACATTCAACACCGGGCGGTCTTTTAATCTTGCTTGATGGTGGAACGAGTTCAGTCCCAGCTATTAATGGGCGTATCACCGCGCTATCGAATAACCCGCAGAATCAGTCGGCATTCGATCTAAAACAAAATGCCTCCCGAATTCAATTTATACCTCAACCAAGAATACCGATTGTCGATGATCCGATTGATAACGGCGATGGAGTCGATGGAAATTCAAGTATTCAGCTTAGCGTTTACGTGCGTGGTTCGAGCCTACCGGCAACGCCTACTGGCGGGAGTTGGGATTTTGATTCAGGCTCTGGTGTCGCGCCAACCGGTTGGGGTTTTAATGTACTTCCTGGCAGTGGCGCAAATGTTTATATTTCAAAAACGATCGCGGCTATTACCGGAAATTCAGGTGTTGATGCAACGCTAACATGGTCGACGCCAGTCTTAGCCTATAGTGACGGCGCACCCGGTCCCACTGGTTCTCAAGGATTGCAGGGTATTCAAGGCGCGAATGGGACTCAAGGTATTCAAGGACCACCCGGTTCGGATGGCGTTAACACCTATTTTCATATCGCATATGCGGACAATAGTAGCGGTGGTGGCTTTAGCCAAAGTCCGACCGGCAAGGCTTACATTGGAACCTATGTTGATTCGACGGTTGCTGATGCGGGATCGGGTAGCGGCCTGTGGAATTGGCAATTAGTGCAAGGTGCGAATGGGGCTAACGGCTCTGATGGCATTCCCGGCACCAATGGCACGAATGGCCAAACAAGTTATCTTCACATTGCTTACGCGACTAATGCCACCGGTACCGCAGGTTTTAGTACAACCGATTCGGTGGGTAAAACGTATCTCGGTCAATACACTGATTTCACGGTCGCTGATTCGAATACGGCATCGCTTTATTCATGGACAT